AATAGTCGGTGGTACAACTAATGCAAAAGGTAGAATATTATCCACTACGTCACCTCTATCATATTCTTTAAATGGTACGTTTGGTGTGACAGACTTTGCTGCTGGTGAAACCATCACAGGACAATCCTCTGGTGCGACTGCGACTGTAGGAACACTCACTGCTGGTAGTAAAATAATTACACAGAACTTTGAACTTGATACAGGACAAAGAGATAATGTCTATGACATCGCAAGGATAGTTAGAAAACCAGGCGCTGTTGTTCCCAGTGGTAGACTACTTGTAGTGTTTGACTTTTTCTCACATGGTGCTGGTGAGTTCTTTTCTGTGGACTCATATTCTGCGAGTTCTGGACAAATGCAGTATGATGATATACCAACATACACTGCGAATAGAGTTGACCCAGACGACCCAGAACCAACTGGAGAGTTTGACTTACGAGACTGTATAGACTTTAGACCTACAGTTGCAAACATAACAGGTGCAACTGACTCTACTACATCAATAGACACAATAACAGGCAACTCATTTGACTTTTCCTCAAGAGTTTTTTCTGGAACTGGTTCTGGTGTGATTAATCTACCAAAACCAAATAGTGCGTCAACACACGACTTTGAATTTTATCTTGGTAAAAGAGCAACAGTATTTTTAGCAATTGATGGTGAATTTAAAATTATTGAGGGTGCCTCTGCTGAATTTCCAGAGTCACCAAAAGATCTTGATAACGCAATGAAATTAGCAACTATTTTTGTTCCACCTTTCACTTTCAAACCCACTGATGTTAGAGTGAGTAGAGAAAAAACACAAAGATTTACCATGAGAGATATTGGTAGATTAAAAAATCGTATTGAGAGAATAGAAGCTGTCACTGCATTATCTTTACTTGAGAGAGATGCAGAGTCATTCGAAATACAGGATGCAAACGGATTGAATAGATTTAAATCTGGTTTCATTGTTGATAACTTTGCCGGTCATAGAGTTGGACAGACTTTAAACAGAGATTATAAGTGTGCAATAGATTTTGAAAACAAACTTTTACGACCAAAATGTATTTTAAGAAATGCGTCTTTGACAGAAGTTGCAACAAGTGATAGTGCGAGAACAAGTGCTGGATACCAAAAAACAGGAGACTTGCTGACACTTCCATATACGTCAACATCTTTTGTAGATCAACCATATGCAACCAGAGTCGAAAATGTACAAACTTATTTGATACATGAGTGGGTTGGAAAGTTAAAACTATCACCAGAGGGTGATGAGTGGTTTGAAACAGAGGAAATTCCAGCACTTATAGTTAATGTTGAGGGTAACTTTGATACAATACAAAATGGTTTGAGAAATCAAGGTGTTCTAGGAACTGTGTGGAATGCATGGCAAACACAGTGGAGTGGTGTTGTGAGTAGGACTACACGAAGAGATACTAATAGTGTAGTTGATATTGAAGAGAGAAATAGAGGTTCTTTTAATATTAATACAATAACTACAACAAGAACGGACTTGGCAAGAACAGGTGTGAGCACACAAGTTGTTGAAAATATTGAGGAAGAGTCTTTAGGTAATAAAGTCGTGTCAAGAGCGGTTATACCTTTTGTAAGACCAAGAACAATTTCAGTAGTAGGTGAGTGTTTCAGACCAGGCATCAGATTATATGCGTTCTTTGATGGTAGAGATATGTCTACATTCGTTACACCAAAAGAACAACAATACTCAAATGTGACATCTCCAGTTGAGGGTAGTGCGTTAGTAACAAATGGTGCTGGTAAAGTTGAGTTTGATTTTAGAATACCAGAGTACAGATTTCAAGGACAAGAAACACAACCTAGATTTAAATCTGGTGAATTAGAATTTAGACTAACATCAAGTTCTACTAACCTCAAGACTCCTTTACCTCTATCTGCTGGTCAAACAACTTACATATCATCTGGTATTCTTGAAACACTACAGGAAACCATAATCGCAACAAGAAATGCGAGAGTTGTTCAAGAAACAGTCAATGAAACCACAAGTATAACACGAAGAGAAGTCAGTAGTGTATTTGTTAGAGCTGGTGACCCCCTTGCACAAACATTTATGGTAAGTGAAACAGGTGGTTGTTTTCTGACAAAACTAGACCTATACTTTGCAGCTAAGGACAATACTTTACCTGTTTGGGTTGAAGTAAGAAATGTGGTAAATGGATATCCAGGCAAAAAACTTTTACCCTTTGGTAGAAAAGTTTTAGAACCATCTGATGTTAATGTAGATGCAAATACTGGAACGGCTGCAACAACATTCACTTTTGACTCACCCATATTTTTACAAGAGGGTGTGGAGTATTGTTTTGTTACGATGACAAATAGTCTTGATTACAAAATATGGATTAGTCAAATGGGTGAAACAGATGTTTCTGGTACAAAGAGAGTTATATCTGGCCAACCACATTTAGGTTCTTTATTCAAATCACAGAATAATAGAACTTGGGATGCAATACAATCACAAGATAAAAAATTTACTCTTCATAAGGCAGTATTTACAACTGGTAGCTCAACTGTTTCATTACAAAATGATATTATTGGAGTACGAAATACAAATGAAGAGGGTTCTACAACAGATGTGTACGGACAGAAACTTCTTGCAAATCCCATCACGATATCAAATGGGGTCACAAAAGTCAAAGTGCAACATAGAGATCATGGTATGTACTCTACCAGTAACAATGTTGTAATCACTGGTGTATCATCTGGTGTTTCAACAACAGTTGCAACGACTGCCTTGACAACAACATCATCAAGTTTAACCATTGCGTCTGCAACAAACTTTCCATCATCTGGAACTGTAACAGTCAAAATCGCAAACGAGATTATGTCTGGAACTATATCTGGAACTACGTTATCAAGTTTAACAAGGGGCATTGGTGACTCAGATGCAGCTGCTCACGCAGTTGGTGCCACAGTTGAACTTTATCAAGTTAATGGTGTCCCTCTAACTGAGATAAACAAAACACACACTGCAATTGCAGATATAGGTATGGACTCGTATACAGTTTCAATAACAAGTACACCATCTGTGTCTGGTACATCTGGGGATGTTCAGATAGGTGGAGTGGCAGTTTTTGCAAGTGAAAACTTTAGGTTTGAGGTCATGCAATCTGCGATATCTGCCTTAGAATTGACAGACACAACAATATCATCAACTGTTAGAACAACGTCTGCAACAAGTCCTAGTGGTTCTGAAACATCATTTCAAACAACATCAGCTGCTAACGCACAACCATTCCCACTTGGAGAAAACTTTAGATTTGAAACAACTAGAATGGTCGCATCAAATATAAATGAAACAAACGAATTATCTGGTGCGAGGTCAATGTTTGTGAATCTTGGTTTATCTACAACAAATCCAAATGTATCTCCAGTTATAGATTTGGACAGAGCGTCAATGAACTTGATTGCAAATAGAGTTAATAATATTGATAGTTCATCTGATGTTTATCCAACAACTGATTTCAACGCATCAACTGAACCATCTGGTGATAATAATGAGGCAATCTATTTAACAAAACGAATTGCACTTGAAAATCCAGCGACTTCAATAAGATGTTTCTTTGCGGCTGCAAAGAAAAATAATGCAGAGATTAAAGTTTTATTTAAAACTCTAGGTTCAGATGAGTCAAAAGATTTTGATGAAAAAGGATTTACATTCTTCAATACGACAGGAACTACAGACTCTACAGTTAGAAATTCATTGTCAGACAGTGATTTTCAAGACTATAGGTTCACTGCTGGTGTAACTGATGATGGTGTCGGTGAACCACTACCAGAATTTTCACAATTTCAAATCAAGATAGTAATGCAGTCTTCAGACGCAGCTAATCCACCATTACTCAAAGATTTGAGAGTTATTGCATTGGCGACATAAAATGAGTGATTATATAAAAGTACAAGGACATAATAATTTAGTTAGAGATGTGAACAGTCATGCGATTATAAATAAAGATAAAAATGCATACAATCTTGCAAAACGAAGAGCAGAAGAAGCTCAGAGACAAAGGGATGAGATAAGAGGTGCAACTAGAGAGATAAATAATCTCAAATGTGAGATGCATGAAATTAAGAGTATGTTAAAAACATTATTGGAAAGAGACTAATATGGCAATATCAGCAACCCAAATAGCAACAACTAACACACTTGAGAATTTTAGACAACAATTCAATAACTTACAAACTGATGTTAATGGATTAGAATCTGGAACTCTTACATTTAGTTCAGTCAGTGCGACCACCACATCAACCTCTGCACTTAATGTCTTAGAGGACGGAACAATAGTTTTCGAGGGTGCGACAGATGATGGTAACGAAACAACACTTACAGTCGCAGACCCCACTGCCGATAGAACGATAACACTACCAGATGCAACAGGAACAGTTTTCTTAACTGCTACAACTGATACTGCAATAATAACCGATAAGACTGCGTTGGCAAGTGCAGATGTTGCTGGTGATACGGATGTTTTATTAATCGCAGATGTGAATGTAACGACACTAAAGAAGATTACACCAAACAATCTAGTTAGTTCTGCTGGTGGTCTGACATCTGTTGCTGCTGATTCAACGCCCCAACTTGGAGGTGACCTTGATGTAAATGGTAATAGTATAGTTTCCACTTCTAATGCAAACATCAATATAACACCTAACGGAACTGGTGATGTGGTTCTTGCTGCTGATACAGTCACAGTCGGTGACTCTGGTGCAGCTGCAACTTTACAATCAAATGGTGCTGGTACGTTGACAGTAACAACTGGTGGTGCGACTGATCTAGTCTTGAATACGAATGGTGGAACAAACTCCTCTTCAATAACAATTACAGATGCAGCCAATGGTAATATTAGTGCAGCTCTTAACGGAACTGCTGTGTTCCAGATTGATGGTACAGATGGTGTTGAAATACAACAAGGTGCGATATCAATCAAAAATGGTGGTGCTCAGTCATATGTAAGATTTTACTGCGAATCATCAAACGCCCACTATGCACAACTACAGGCGCCTGCACACGCAGACTTTTCTGGTGACATCACAATAGTTCTACCTAATACTGCGACAACATTAATCGGTGATGATACAACAAGTACACTTACAAACAAAACATTAACAAGTCCTCAAATAAACACTGCAATACTTCCAGCAAGTGCAGACGGAGCAACACTTGGTTCTGCAACAAAAGAGTTCTCAGACTTGTTTCTTGCAGACGGAGGAACAATACAGTTTGGTAACGACCAAGAGATTACACTAACACACGTTGCAGATAGTGGTCTTACACTTAAACACGCAGCCACAGCAGACGATAAGTTTCCAACACTTTCTCTTGCAGCTGGTGATACAGATATAGCCGCCAATGATGTTCTAGGTAGACTTGCGTTTATAGCACCAGACGAAGGAACAGGCACGGATGCGATACTTAATGCTGGTGTGATTGACGTATTATCTGAAGGTAACTTTGCGGCTGATAACAACGCTGCCTCAATGAGATTTCTAACAGGTAACTCTGCGGCCGCTGGAACTGATGGTGGTTCTATGATACTCAGTTCTACAGGTAACCTAACACTGAAAGACCTCAGAACTGCTGATGGTTCATCACCAACGATTACATTACAAAGTGGTGATACAGACATAGCCGCAAATGACGTATTAGGAACAATCAACTTCCAAGCACCAGATGAAGGAACTGGAACAGATGCGATATTAGTTGCCGCTGGTATTGAAGCAGTTTCAGAGGGTGACTTTGCTGCTGACGCAAACGCAACTAAACTATCTTTCAAGACCGCCGCTTCTGCAGCTGCCGCTGAAACAATGGCGCTTAGTTCTGGTGGTAATCTCACAGTATCAGGAACAATAGTTCCAACAGGTGCGATTACAGCAAACGCTGGAGTTGTAGTAGATAACATAACCATAGACGGAACAGAGATTGACTTATCTTCTGGTGACTTGACAGTTGATGTCGCTGGAGATATAATCCTTGACGCAGATGGTGGTGATGTAGATTTTCAAGATGGTGGAACATCAATAGGAACTTTTACCAATAGTAGTTCAAATTTAGAAATTCGTAGTAGGGTAAGCGATAAAGATATGAATTTTAAGGGTAATGATGATGGTACAGAAATCACTGCACTTTCACTTGATATGTCTGCTGCTGGTGCAGCCACATTCAACAACAACGTAACTGCATTCTCAGATGAGAGATTAAAGTCTGACATAACCACACTAAAAAGTAGTCTTGAAAAAGTATTACAAATGAGAGGTGTTTCATATACGAGAAATGATAATCCAGAGGGTGGTGAACAGATAGGTGTTATCGCACAAGAAGTTGAAAATTTTTACCCTCAAGTTGTTCTAACAGCAGATGATGAACAAGGTACTAAATCAGTAGACTATGGAAGACTAACCGCTGTGCTTATAGAAGCAGTAAAAGAATTATCTGAGTTAGTAAATCGTGACATCACAAGTGTAAAGAAAGACATAAATGCAATATGTCAACATCCATTGTGGCAAGAAAATCAAGTGAAAGGTGAATAAGAATGGCACTACAAAACTCTGGAGCAATAAGTTTAGACGATATTCATGTTGAAGCTGGGGGAACATCTGGAACAGAAGCTTCTATAAATGACTCTGACATAAGAAGTATGATTGATAAATCAGATGGAGCACAGGCTAGTTTTCAAGAATATTATGGTGCATCAAGTTCAACCTATGTATCTGGAACTGGAGGTCAGACAACTACCTCTGGAAACTACAAGTATCACTATTTTAATTCCTCTGGACAATTTCAAATATCTGAAGTTGGATCTGGAGGCCCAAGCAATACTATTGATTTTATTGTTATCGCTGGTGGCGGTGGAGGTGGTGGACAGTCAGGCGGTGGTGCTGGTGCTGGTGGTTATAGAACTGGTACATTTAGTGCTTCGCCAGGCAATAAAACTGTAACTGTTGGTGGTGGTGGAGTAGGAGCAGCATCGGGCACTGAACCCACTCAAGGCAGTGCATCATCAATAACTTCTGGGCATACAAATACTGGTGGTGGTAAAGGTGGTGACGCACTCAATGGTCATGACCAACCTGGCCCCGGCGGTTCTGGTGGAGGTGGCACTTATATTGGATTTAATGGTGTTGGAGCTTCAGGCATATCAGGACAAGGAAATAGTGGTGGTCGTGGTACAGATGATGGTCATAGTGCTGGCGGCGGCGGAGGTGGAAAAGGCGGAGGTGGTGGTAGTGCTCCAGAAAGCTCAGCCGGTAATGGTGGTTCTGGTTCAAGTACAGGAAATGCAAATTATAATAGTGCCACTAGAGCTGGTGGAGGGGGTGGAGGTACTTTCTTTGGTTATCCTTTTGCTCCATCTGGTAATGCTGGCAGTGGAGGCCCTGGCGGAGGAGGATCTAGTAGCAAAAGTGGGGCTGCCTCTTCTGGGTCAGCAAACACAGGTGGTGGTGGAGGTGGTGGTTGCTCATCTCCTAGCCAATCAAACGCACAAAAAGCAGGCGGTGCAGGCGGTTCTGGAATAGTTATGGTTAGATACCAATATCAAGGGTAATTATCATGGGACATTGGGCAAGAATAGACGAAAACAATATTGTACAAGAGGTCATCGTAATCACAGAAGAAATGCTTGACACTGGAGGATGGGGTGATAAATCACAGTGGATTAAGACAAGTTATAATACAAGAGATGGAAAACACTATGTACCTAAAGACCATCAAGATTGGTCTGAAGAAAGTGCTGATCAAAGTAAAGCATTACGATACAGATTTGCTGGTGTAGGTGATTATTACGATTCTGTAAGAGATGTATTTTATCCACAAAGAACAGCTGCAAGTTGGACTTTTGATGAAACACTAATGTTGTGGGTAGCTCCTATCCCAATGCCTGCTGTTGAAGAACTTGGAGAAGGCGAAACATATTATTGGGATGAAGACGCATATCAAGCTGATACTGGTGATCCAAAAACACAGGGTTGGGCAGTACAGTCGCCGCAAAAGTTTGATGAGTAGTCACTCTTTATAAATACCATAAAGAGGATTTTTATGGAAAAAAGTGCAAAAAATAAATTCAGTAAAATCTTTGCAAAGTTTGAATCTGAAGTTAAGAGAAATAAATCTCAGACAGTAGAACCTATTGTGGAAGAAGTTGTTGAAGAAGAAGTACAACTTTCTGAAAAAGAGGAAAGAGGTCTGGATTTGTTTTCTAATCTTATGGAGTCTCTTTCTGATGATAATAAAGAAACGAAAGAGTCAGAGATACAAGATGACCCATCTGATGATGTAACTAGTGATGTGGGTGAGTGGATTAAGAAAGATATTGATAAGAATGATAAAAAGGTTGAAGCACTAGGAGAACTATTTGCACCTTTACTTCCAAAAGAAGAAGAGAATATCGAACCTGTAATAGAAGAGTCAGAGATACCAGATGAACTATTAAAAGAATTTCAAGAAAAACCAGTACAACCCAAAAAATCTAGACCAATTAAGAAAGCTATGATATCTGTGGATGAACAGAAGTATATGTCTAGTTTCTTAGATGAGATTTCAAAACTACCCCCAGAAGAAAAACCAGTAGATTTAAGTGAACAGAGTTTTCCAAACTCTATCAAGGATAGTTTACTTACCCCAGATCAAACATCATTACAAAGAAAAGTTGCACAACCAGAGGATAGTCTGACCAGACTACGCAAGGAGTTTGAACAGTTCAGAACTGTCATGCAACGTAACCTTGAAGCAAAACAAAACGCATATGATGGTAATAGTGGTAGTGGTGCAGTTAAGATACAAGACATGGATGATGTTGATGCCGATGGTGCTTTGATAAATGGTAATGTATTTAGATTTAATTCATCAAAAGGAAAATTTGATAGTGTTGCACCTGTTACAGAAGCAATAATTCAAGAGGGAACTGAGAATGCAAAGATACTACTAGATGGAACTGATGCAGATGGCACAGATGCCGGTGGTTTCATTAGTTTACAAGATGACACTTTTGGTTCAGTTGGTTTTGATAATATTTCAGAGGACATAGTTCCAGATCAAACTAACACAAGAAATTTAGGTTCTTCATCTAGAAGATTTAAAGAGTTGTTCTTATCAGGACAAACTATTGACTTAGGTGGTGCAACAATATCATCTGATGGCACTGGTGTAGTATCAATATCTTCAGATGGAGTTACACTCCCAACAAATTCTAAAGTTGGTTCAGACACAATCGCAAAAGCAGGAACGAATGGTAAAACCTCAATTGACGTTGAGTTTTTCAGCAGAGCTGGTGGGACATCAACTGCAAATGCAACATTTAAATTTCAATCAAAGGGTCTTAGTTATGTTTTCACTGATGGTGGTTCATTTACGTTATCGGATGGAACTGCACTAGAGGACTCTAACCCAGAGTTGTTTACATTTTAAAGGATAATAGATATGGCAGATGCAGCTCCAATCAAAGCAGTTTTCAACGCAAGTAATGTTGCGACAGGTCTTGCAGAGTTTCAATCATCAGATACAGTTGCATTAAGTAATGGAGGTCTGGGTGCGGCTCTCACAATAGGGACTGCTGGTCAAGCACTTAAAGTTAATAGTGGTGGAACGGCAGTTGAGTTTGGAACACCAACAATACAAGGTACAGACTTATCTGGTTCAACTCTTGCAAGTGGTATAACTGCGTCAAGTCTTACAACAGTTGGAACACTCACGACACTCACAGTAGATAATGTGATAATCAATGGAACTACGATAGGACACACAGATGATACAGATTTGATCACACTTGCAAGTGGATCTGTGACCATCGCTGGTGACTTAACTGTTTCTGGAACAACTGTAACTACAAACCAACAGGTGGTGAATGTTACGGAGGCATTTGTATTTGAGGGTGCGACAGCAGATGCAAACGAAACAACTTTTAGTATAGATGAACCCACTGCTGATAGAACAGTCGCACTACCAGATAAGACAGGAACAATAGAACTTTTAGATGGATTAATACTAAATAGTACAGATGGTTCTGCAAACGCTGGTGACAATATAGTACAGGATACATCTGCTAATGACGGAGACAGAATACTACTTGAAGATGCAACCTCAGACCCAATATTAGTTCTTGCATCACACGGAATAACACTATCTGGTGTAGGATGGAACACATTCCAGTTTGATAATGATCACTCATAAGGAATAATTAGATGGCGATACCCACCACCAGAGCCACATTCAAGGATTACTGTTTAAGAAATCTTGGGTTTGGTGTGATAGATATAAATGTATCAGACGCACAGGTAGACGACAGAATAGATGAAGCACTACAATATTTTGCACAATATCACTATGATGGTATTGAGAAGATGTATCTTAAATATAAAATTACACAGGACGATATTGATAGGGCTGCAACGAATGATGAAACCACTGCAACAGATACAAAAGATGGAACAATCTCTGCAACATTTCTAGAGGGTAAAAACTTCATACCTATGCCGTCTGCTGTTGTATCGGTTCTGCAAATATTCCCATTTGATGATCAAGCGACAAACAATATGTTTGATATTCGATATCAACTCAGACTGAATGACTTGTATGACTTTTCATCAACATCAATCATACACTATCAGATGACAATGCAACAACTTGACTTTCTATCACACATACTGGTAGGAGAGAAACCCATACGTTTTAATCAACACCAAAATCGTTTGTACATAGATATGGACTTTGCAAATGATATTGCAGTGGATGAGTTTCTTATCATAGAGTGTTACAGAAAGATAGATCCAGCGTCTTACCCAGACATCTTTGATGATATCTACCTAAAAAGATATGCGACTGCACTTATAAAAAGACAATGGGGTGCAAACTTATCTAAGTTCACAGGAGTACAACTACTTGGTGGAGTTGAGATGAATGGTGGAGAGATATACTCTCAAGCACAACAAGAGATAGAACGACTAGAAGAACAGATACAACTTGCATTTGAACTACCACCAGAATATATGATGGGATAGTGTCATGGCTGTCAACGCAATATTCAAAACAAACAATCTCGCATCAATACAAGCAGAAAGAAACCTGTATAGTGACCTAATCAAAGAGGCGATACAGATATACGGACATGATGTATATTACATGGACAGAACTTTGGTTGCAAGAGATAATGTTTTAGGTGAAGACTCTCTCAGTAAATTTACAACACAACATCCCATAGAAATGTATGTTGAAGATGCAACTGGTGGGTATGCTGGTGAACGAGAGATAATCACACAGTTTGGATTAGAAAACAGAAATGAGATAACTTTTGTTGTCAACAAGAAACGATTTCAAGAACTTGATAGTCAGATTACACTAGAGGACGGAACTGGAACTACAGGTGGTTCTATACAGTTAGAAGCTGGTACAATAGACCAGACTACAACCTCATCTAGATTAGAAACACAAATCACACAAAGTTTTGTAACGCTAAGTGGGACTGATAGTTCATCAACAGATGCAGACGATAAGATAATGTTAGAGGATGATAATACGTCTTTTATATTATCAGAGGAAAGTGGCAGTGAGTTCTACCTTATCAATGACACTGCGACCACAGATGCAGACAGACCACTAGAGGGTGACTTAATATTTACACCTATACTTAATAAACTATTCGAAATTAGTTTTGTTGATCACGATGACCCTTTCCATCAACTAGATAATAATCCTGTTTACAAACTTAGATGTAAACAATATGAGTATAGTCAAGAAGCGATTGATACTGGTATTACAGTTCTTGACAACATAGAGTCAGACCTTTCTGCCGATACTGGACAATATCAGTTTACATTAGAACAATCCTCTACTTATAACGAGGGACTTGAAATCAACGATACTGTCAATACCTTTGGTGTATTACTTGAAGAAACTGATGGTGATAATATTATTATGGAAGATGAAGACACCTCTGCTGGTGAAAACATTCTACTTGAGAATGCGGCCGATAGTGGTGATAAATCATACTTGATACAAGAAACCTATATAGTAGGTGACGCAAGTACAACGACCACAGACTTAGATAAGTCTGCACAAAATGAACTATTTGACCAACTGGATGATGATGTTCTTGATTTTTCAGAGACTAACCCATTTGGTGATGCTGGGAGTAAATAATGTTAGGACAACAATTTTACCATGAGACAATGCGAAAAGTCATCATTTCTTTTGGTACACTATTTAATAATATAAATTTAGTAAGAAAAAATAATGCTGGTGCAATCACTCAGACAATGAAAGTGCCACTTGCATACGGGCCAAAACAAAAGTGGTTATCTAGACTAGATGCAGATGCAAATCTAAACACAAAAGTTGCAATCACACTACCACGATTAGGATTTGAAATACAGAACCTTGCATATGACCCAGCAAGAAAACTTAAT